GCGTGATCTGGACGGACAATCGCCGCCAGCGCACGCGCGTTGTGCAATGCCACTGGTCGGATGGCGGCCAGTGGTGGACGGCAACGTACACCAAACAGGGCTTTGTCGAGGAACCAACGCGATCCAAATTCAAGGACCGCCGCGGCCGGAGCGCGTGCTCGCTGATCCTGCAGTCGGCCTACATCGACCGCGAGAATGCGCGTTACGGCATGGTCAGAAATTTGATAAGCATGCAGGATGAAATAAACAAACGACGCTCCAAGGCGTTGCATTTGCTGTCCGTGCATCAGGTGATTGCCGAGCAGGGCGCCGTGTCCGATGTCGACAAGGCACGGCGCGAGGTCGCGAGGCCGGACGGTTACATCGAGATTATGCCCGGCATGAAGTTCGAGATCAGCCCCGGTGGCGAACTCGCCGCAGGCCAGTTCCAGCTGCTGCAGCATGCGACGCAGGAAATGCAGCTGTCCGGTCCCAATGCGGCGATGAGCGGCACCGACCAACGCGAGCTGTCGGGACGCGCGATCCTCGCGCAGCAGGCGGGCGGGGCGGTGTCGAACGAGCCGCTGGCCGACAGCCTGCGCTGGTGGTCACGGCGCGTCTACGAGGTCGCCTGGATGGCGGCGAGGGAATTCTGGACTGCCGGCCGTTGGGTACGTGTCACCGACAGCCTCGATGAGACACGCTGGGTCGGCATCAACACGCCGGTGCGTCTGATGGACGAGCTGGCGCAGATGCCGGACGCGCAGCGCGCGATGGTGATGCAGCGCATGCAGCTGGTGCCCGGTGATCCGCGGCTACAGCAGATCGTGCGCGTCGAGAACGACATCACCGACCTCGATGTTGATATATCCGTCGAGGAAGGCACCGACCTGCCGGCGATGCAGGCCGAGACGTTCCAGACGCTGGTGCAGCTCGCCTCGATGCAGCCGGGCCTGATCCCTGGTGACGTGCTGATTGCGGCGTCGAGCCTGAAGGACAAGGGCGACTTGCTGGCGCGCATGAAGGCACACCAGGAGCAACAGCAGCAGCAGCAGGCGCAGCAGGCGCCGCTGATGGCCGCGCACGCCACGGCGCAGGTGCAGAAGCTGCAAGGCGAGGCGGCGGCTGCCGCAGCGCTGGCCAAGGAACGGCAGGTCAACGCGGTGCGCGGGGTGCATGACGTGCATGCGCAGTTCTCCGCCCCGCCGTATGGGCAGCCTCACGTTGCGCCCGATGTGCCGTCACAGATGGACGCGCCCGAGATGTCACCAGAGATGATGGCGGCCCATCAGATGGCGGACCTGCAGGGCAAGCACGCGCAGAACGCACTGACCAATGCCAAGGCCGCACACGCCGCCATGCAGGCCGGGCACGAACCGCACAAGGCGGTAAATACAATTGCATCCACGCACATGATGCACCACCAGATGAACCAGCCGCAGGAGCCGTCCAATGGCACGTAGTCTCGCCCCGTTCGCCACCGCGCAGGAGATCGCCCGCGCCGCCGCGCTCGATGCGCTGGACGCAACAGCGGTCGCCGCCACCACGACGACAATGGGCAGCGTGACTGCGGGCGCCGTTGCTGCAACGACATTGACCGCGACCGGGGCCGCTGTGCTCAGCAACGCCTCGGTCACCATCGCCAATCTCGGCACCGTTGACCCGACTGTCGCCGGCCGCCTTTGGTCGAACAAGGGCATCGTGACGGTATCGGCCGGATAAGGGACACCACATGGCTGCGAACGAACAGATCGACGCCTTCCTGAAGGGAGGCGCCCCCGAGGCTGCCGAGACGCCAGCGTCGGAGCCCGCGGCCGATTCCGCTGCTGCGGCACCGGAAGCGCCAGCGCCTGCGGTAACGCCCGCGCCTGCGACAGCGGAGGACGACACCGACCCGCCGGAGCCGCGCGAGGGCGAGCCGATCATTCCGCGCTCTGCCTATGAGGCCGAACGCAAGCGCCGGCAGGACTGGAAAGAGAAGGCGGCACGTGCCGAGGGCGAGCTGGCCGAGCTGCGCCGGCAGATGGAGGAGGCGCGGCGGCCGCAGCCTGCGCCCGCGCAGCAACCGCAATATCAGCAGCGGCCAATGCCGGACCCAAACACCGACCTACAAGGCTATCTGGTGGCTTTGGAGCAACGCAATGAGGCAAGGGCGCTCAATATGCAGCTGAACACTTCCGAGATGTTCCTGCGCGAGAAGATCGGCCCCGAGAAGGTCAATGAGTATGTGAGCGAGTTCAAGCGCGCAGCCGAGGCTGATCCGTCGCTCTATGGCAAGCTGTATTCGCAGCCCAATCCCTATGGTTGGATGCAGAGGGAAGTGGAAAGGATGCGGCTGATGAACGAGGTGTCCGATCCCGACGCCTACCGCGCCAAGGTGCGTGCCGAGCTGGAGGCGGAACTCCGCGCCGCGCTGCCGGTGCAGCAGCAGCCGCCAGTATCGCCGGCCGCCGGACAGCCGCGCTCGCTCGCCACCGCGCGCAGCGTCGCACCACGGTCCGCGCCGCAATGGAGCGGTGAGCGGCCCTTGGACCAGATTCTCGCCGACCGCCGCAGATAGCGGCTCGCGAGCATAGCCGTCGCCGGGCTTGATTCGGGCGTTTCGTGCCGTGCGTGAGCCGTCGCCGGGCTGCTAACGGGCGCTGTGGCCACCGCAGGCCACCACCAACTGCGGGAACCCGTCGCCGGGGTGATCGGGCGTTGCCGACCCAATCCGATCCCCATCAACCCCGACACGGGAACCACCAAACATGACCGCCACCTTGGATATGGTGACGACCGCAGCACGCAGCGGTCTCACCCCGACTCAATGGAGTTCCGACTTCTTCGAGGAGTACATTAGGAGCAACCAGTTCGCCCGCTACTTCGGCACGTCGGCCAGCTCGATGATCCAGCTGAAGGACGATCTGACGAGGAAGCCAGGCGACAGCGTCGTCTTCCCCACTGTTCGCCGCCTCACCGGCGCCGGCGTCACCACCGGCACACTGGAAGGCCACGAAGAAGCGCTCGACGCCCGCTCGCTGAAGGTCACCGTCGCGCCGCTGCGTCATGCGGTGTCAGTGACCGACTGGGACGAGCAGAAAAGCGTCATCGACATTCTGCAGGCAGGCCGCGATGCACTGATGAACTGGGCGCTGGAGAAGCTGCGCACCGACATCATCGGCGCGCTCGGCTCGATCACCATCGACGGCAGCACGTCGGCGACGTTCGCCGCGGCGTCCAATGCGCAGATGGACACCTGGCTCACCAACAACCTCGATCGCGTGCTGTTCGGTGCCGCCGTGGCCAACAGCGTCTCGAGCGACTTTTCCACGTCCATTGCCACGCTGGACAACACGGCCGATCTGATGACCGCGGCCACGCTCAGCCTGGCCAAGCGTCGCGCACGCACCGCATCGCCGCACATCCGGCCAATCAAGGTGAACAACGACGAGGAGTGGTTCGTCTGCTTTATGCCGTCGCTCGTGTTCCGTGACTTCAGGAAGGACGCCACGATCATCGCAGCGCAGGAATATGCGTGGAACCGCGGCGCTGACAATCCGCTATTCACCTCCGGCGACCTTTTATGGGACGGCTGCATTGTGAGAGAAATACCTGAGCTTCCTGTGCTTACCGCTGGTACTGCCAATGCTCATGCGACGCTCGATTGCGCCCGCAGCTACCTGTGTGGTGCTCAATCGGTTGGCCTTGCGTGGGCTCAAAGGACAAAAGCCATTACCAACGTACGGGACTATGGCTGGCAGCATGGCGTCGGGGTCATGGAAATCCGGGGTTGTGAAAAGCTGCGCTTCGGCACAGACGCCACTGTAGACACAACCAAGCCTGTAGACGCAGGTGTATATACGATCTTCACTACAGCGGTTGGAGATGCATGATGAGCGACACCAGGCAACCAACACCGCAGCCGCAGCGTCCGGTCGTGCAGCCCAAGGCGGAGGCCGTGCCGCCGAAGACTGACGAGGAGATCGCCGAGCTGGCCACGCGCGGCTTGCTGTTCCGTTCCATCGAGGAGAACACGATGGCGCGCGATCAGGCGTACGCGCGCATGGCGGCGCAGGTCGAGGCCAACGCAGAGGCCGAGGCCGCGTCCATCGAGGCTGCCCGCAAGACGGTGCTGGACCGGGCGGGGAAGGACTGATGGCTGATAGCCCCTGGAACCAGTTGGCGCTCTCGCCAGTGGAACCGGGGGCTAATCCCTATCAGCGGTATCCCATCGTGCCGACGCTCAATCAGCTCATACCTGGTGGCGGGGTCGATCAGAACGACTTTACCGACCGCTACAATACGCAGCTGTCGCCGGCCGAGGAGCAGCAGTTCCAGCAATGGGCGCAGGCCAACAACCGGGCGCGTGATACCTACGACTACGATCTGCGCGGGGCTTGGAAGTCTGGCGCGGCAACCGCACCGAACGGCCACCTGCCGGACACCTTCAAGAAGCCGAATCATCCGACGTTCAGCGATCAGTCGCAGTATCACGGGCGCGAGGGCTTCATGGGCGGCACCTGGGGCGGTGGCGACGGTCAGCCGGACACGTTCACGCCGGGGCCGACCAATCTCCAGATGCAGGGACCGCAGGGGCTGCAACGCTATTTCCAGCAGCGTGAGCCGGATGTGCGGCTGATGCTGCCGGGCCAGGACACGGGCAACCCACGCATGGCTGACACATGGCAGCGCACGCCGGATATGGCGGACCCGTCCGGCTACAGCTTCGGGCAAGCAGGCACCATTCCGATGCACAACCCGCCAGGCACCTACACCGGGTTGATCCCAGCGGTGCGTGACAACTACGGATCGACGGCGCTGGAACTGCCGAATGATTACTACACGGCCAAAGGGATGATGGGCGACGCTCCGCAACAGATGAACCAGCTTCTGCAGGCGGCATACGCGCGCCGCGGATACCGCACATGACCGTCACCATTGCCACATTGGGCGAACGCGCGCTGCGCCGGCTCGGCGTGGCCATCATCCCCGTGGCCGACCGCCCGGCGCTGACGGCGCAGATCGCGCCCGCCACCATCGCCACGCGCGCGCTGGTGGAGTTGGGCGTGATCGCCGCGGACGAGACGCCGGCCCCCGCCGATCAGGCGCTGGCGCTCGACAAGGTGGCCGCCGTGCAGGCGTCGCTGGCGAGCCAGGCGCTGGTCTGGTGGCCGGACACCGGCATCCCCAGCGCCGTCTCGGAGGAATACACCAAGCTGGCCGCGCTGTTCATGGCCACCAGCTTCGGCAAGGCGGCCGACCCGGCGATGGTGGGCATGCTGGAGGGCCGCGTGCGGCGCATGGCGCTGGTGCTCAGTTCGCCCGATCTCGCCACCGAGGCGGTGCAGTCGGTGCATGACGATCTAGCGGCGCGCGGGCTCGCGCGATGGTCCGTGTTCGACATACCGGCCGCGGCCGAGGGTCCGATGGAAGTGCTGGCGGCGAACCAGCTGGCACCGCTGTTCGACAAGCCGGCGAACCCGCGCGACGACGCGCAGGCGCTGCGCACGCTGGCGCAGATCATCGCGCTGCCGAGTTCCGGCGAGACCGTGCGAGCGGTGTATTACTGATGGCGCGGTATGCGGGGTATGGCGTTCCTGAAGCGCCGGGACCGGCACCGGAGTTGCTGCGCTACGCCGGCTACGGCGGGCCGACTGGTCCGGCTGGGCCTACGGGTGCTGCCAGCACCGTTCCTGGCCCTACGGGCGCGACCGGCGCCAAGGGAGACAAGGGCGATACCGGGGCCACGGGTGCCACTGGAGCGGCGGGTGCCGATGGCACGACCGTATGGAACGTCGGCACCGTCGCTGCCCTGGGCACGCATCTGAGCCTCGCCACGGGCACGCTGGACGCGACCGGGTTCCTCACAGCGCAGGAGTGGTCAGCCGGCACAATCACCGCGCTAGGTGCCAACCTGACCAACAGCAGCGGCACGCTGGTTGCCACCGATACGAACACGAACGTGTGGAACGCCGGCACCGTCACGACGATCGGTTCGGGCGTCACGCTATCTGCCGGCACGCTGACCTCGGCGCCCGATGGCGTAACATCGGTTGTCGCGGGGGCCGGACTTCATGCCGGGACGATCACCAGCGCCGGGACGTTACTTGCGGACTGGAACGGCGGCACTGTGGCCGCGCTGGGTACCGGCGTATCGCTGGCCGGGGGCACTCTATCGGCAACCGGCTCGGGCGGCTCTGTAACGTCCGTGGTGGCCGGCGCGGGACTTGCCGGCGGCACGATCGCCACGACCGGCACCGTATCGCTGGGCACCATCGCCGCGGCCTCGCTGTTCGGCAATCCCGGCACGGGCGCCGCTGTGCCATCGGCGATCGCCATTGGGTCCAACATCACGCTGTCATCCGGCGGCACGTTATCGGCGAGTGCGCCCGGTACTGGCTCGGTTACGTCCGTTATCTCCGGTGCTGGCTTGCACGCCGGGACGATCACCAGCGCGGGCACGTTGCTAGCCGATTGGAACGGTGGCACGGTCACCGCGCTCGGCAACGGGTTGGCGATCAACTCCGGCACGATCAGCGCCGATACACAGGGCACCATTGCCGCGACCGCGACCGGCACGATCAACCCGGCCGGCATTCAGTCCTGCCTCGTGAACATGGGCACCGTGGACACTACGCTGCAGTGCTCCCCCGGCTACCTTGGCCAGCGCCTGCGCATGGAGCTGAAACAGGGCGCCACCGCCCATGTCGTGACGCTCGGAACCACGTTTGCGTTTGGCCTGGAAATCACCAGCTACACGGCGACAGCGACAGCGAACGCGCGCGATCTGCTGCAACTGATCTGCGTTGACGGGACGCATTGGGCAGTGGCGGCGATTAATCATGGATTCAGCGTCTAATGGGCACGCTGATATGGAGCGATAATTTTGAGAGTTACGCTTCACCAATTTCCGCGCCGTGGACCAGCATCACCAACACGCCGATTTCGAGCACCGTAGCGCATGGCGGCACAAAGTCGGCCATGCTCGGCGCCGGCGGGTCAGCATCCAATGCAGTTCGAGCGCTTGGCAGCAACGTGGGACCACCGTTCTATGCCGACTTTTGGCTGAACGTGAATAGCTCCAGCTCCACGAACGCATTTGTCAAGTTTTACGACACCGGGCTCACCGACAATGGGATCGCATTGAAACCCGCAGGCGTTTCATCCGGCAACGGCTCGGTGGTGTTGCCGGGCGGTGGTTCGGCTTTCACTTACGCAATCACCAATAACGTATGGCATCATATATTGTTTGAGATTGTTCGGGCCGTTGCCGGCACATTGAAGCTGACCATCGATGGTGTCGTTGTGGGAACCTATGCGGGAAACACGCGCGGCAGTTCCAATCAGACTTATGTTTCGGCTGTCGGGCTGGTAGGCGCCAGCATAGGACCGTCACCAATCGCTGAAATATGGGTCGATGACCTGGGCACATATAGCGGCACGCCCTACGATCCAACTAAATTCCTGTTTGCCACATGAGCCGCATAGCGCTTACCGGCGGCGCCTACACCGCGCGCAGCGTCATCGTGGAGCACGTCTGATGCCCGACAGCCTGACCTTCAGCGGCTACCTGCCGCCGCCCTCGGTGCCGCCCGATCCGTCCGGCGACGACTGGCGCGGCCTCCAGGGTCCGCAGGGTATCCAAGGCATCCAGGGGCCGGTCGGCGACGCATCGCTGGCATCGGTGGTGGCCGCAGGCACGACCGCAGCACGCAGCGCCGCGGTCCGCTTCTCCGAATACCCAAACATTCTCGATTGGGGACCGGCCAACGATGGCGTGACCGACGACAGCGCCATCGTCAAGACGGCGCACGACGCCATTGCCGCCGCCGGTGGGCGCTTCCTGTTCTTCCCCGCTACCGCCAACATCTACGCGCCCACGCTGCTTTACGTGTCCAATGTGATCTTCGTCGGGCCGGGCCGCCTGACCGGCGCCTACCGCAAGCAGGTCATCCCGCTAACTTCCAGCATGAAGACGCTGCCAGTCGGTTCGCTCGCGCCGTTCCTGAAGAACTTCAATGCGCGGGTGCGCAACGCCACGGCAGGCGCCCCGGCGATCTTCGCCATCATCGGCGACAGCACCTCGGTTGCCACTTCGTCCACCACCGCCGGCGACGGACTGACCGACTTCCTGCGCGCCGGCCTGATCGCTGCGTTCGGCGCCTCCGCGCCGATCGTCGTGGTCAATTTCGGCATCGGCTCGCAGACCTGGACCACGCTCGACGGCATCCCAAGCGGGTTCGACTATTGGTACACCGACCACGGCGCGGCCTGGCTCACCTATCCGCAGAACGTCACCGCGGGCACCTCGACCGGCGCTGACGCCATCCTCATCGCAATGGGGATGAACGACCAGACCGCGATGGACCCTGCCAAGGTCGCCAGCGTCATCGGCAAGATCAAGGCGTGGTCGAAGGTCTGCGACATCGTGCTGATGACCAATCACTCCCCGAGCACGATGAATACCGCGCTAGGGACGCAGTTCAGCCAGGAGAACCATGAATATCCGGCTGGCTACGTACGAAGCTATGCACTGAAGAACGGCCTTGGACTGATCGATGCGAACCGCTGGCGAACCATCATCCGCGACGGCTTCGACCCGCTGGAATCGAACATGCGCGCCAATCTCGCGGCGGCCAGCGGCTCGATCCCCTACACGTTCCCCACCACCATGCTCGACTGGTCATGGCGCGGCTTCTTCGGCAGCGTCACCGGCCTGTTCACCGGGCGCAACCTGGTCGCGCAGATCGGCAACAACGCCGGCAACATCATCACCATCGAGCGGGACAGCGGCACCGGCAATTTCGCCTACACGATCGACGCCAAGGCGGGCGCGAACTCAGTCGCGCGCACTGTCACGGCCATCGCCGTGCCGTCCTCCGGCAGCGCCACGTTCGGCCTGGAGATCAAGGGCAGCCATGTGCTGTTCTGGATGGTCAACTCGACCTATCCGAACTTCGGCGTGCGGGTGATCGATTGCTACTACGACAAGTTTGGCGGGCTCTATACGCCCCAGGTTCGGTGGTCGAACGCCGCGACCACAAATGGCGTCACCACCTACACAGCGCACGGCATCCCGGCGCTATACATGCCGTGGGTGACGGATTACGAACTATTCGGCGACACCAATGGCGGGGTTTATCCCTATGGCGGCAGCGGCGGGCTGCACCTGTCCTCGATCGGCCAGCAGCTTATCAACGGACAACTGATCACCGGCGCTGACTTTTCCGACGCATCCGCGGCCGTGGCCACCGGCAACCAGACGATCAGCGGCAACCTCGTGGTCACTGGCGCGACCACCGCGCAATCCATGAGTGCCACCACGCTGGCCGTGGGCTCGAACGGTGCCTCCGGCCCGCTGGTGACGATCAACGGCGCCGCGTCGCAGGCACGCCTCCAGGGCGTCAAGACAGCCGGCGTGGACCGCTGGCAATGGGGCGCCAATGCCACCGCGGAGGGTGGTACGAATGCCGGCTCGGATTTCGTGCTGAATGCCTATTCCGACGCTGGCGCCTCGATGGGCGCGTATATCACTGTGCAGCGCAGCAGCGGACAGATCACCGTCAACAACCTGCTCGGCACGTTTTTCCCGCAAAGCTACACATACGACACGCAATCGAGCGGACTGACTGCGGCAGGCACGACAACGACCGACGCGCTGGTGCTGACCTCGACCAGCAACGAGGTGACGACCACGGCGGCCGGCACCGGCGTGCGGTTGCCGACGCTTGGCGTGGCCGGGCCAACCATCCGCGTGTTCAACCGAGGTGCCAATACGCTGAACGTCTATCCGGCAACGGGAGGCACCATCGACGGTGCTGCGGCCGATGCCCCGGCCACGCTGGCGACGCTGACCAATGCGCAGTTCACTCGCTCGGCGTCCAATCGCTGACACATGATCAA